CACATGATGGCGTACGATTGTACGAAATAAGGAATGAACCTATGGAAAAAGCCCTTGATCAAATTTGGAATTTTGTCAAAAAACACGGGGCTGTACTTACTTTCGTTGCGACTCTCATGACGGCAAGCTGGTGGTTTCATCATTCTTTAGCTCACCTTGAAGTCAAGATTGTAGAAGGATTGTCGGCCACAAACTCTGCATTTTCTGATAAACTAGGAGCGCTAGAAGCTAGACTTAACGATAAGATTGATGGTGTAAGAAGCGACCTCCATGCCGTCGAGAAAGATGTTGCGATCATTAAAACGATTCTAATCATGAAAGGCTATATGCCTCCTGAGATGGCCGCTGCTAGAGATGCGATGTAAGTATGGATGGCTTTCTTTTCTTCTTTTTCGTCGTGTCTATCGTTGCATTTTTTGTTTTAGTAGTAGCGCTAATCGACATTCATGATTCGATTAAAGAAATCAAGAAGAAACTAGATAATAAGTAAAACTCATTGGTCTTTCTTCTTCGCCTCTTGCCCGCAGATGGGACAGAATCCTACAATTGATGATATACTCATACCTTCAAAACCGTATATGAAACTCCCATCTGTAGGACCTTCACAGACCCATGAGCCAAATTGGCATCTATGCAGGTCTCCTGGCTCCTCTGGTACTTCAGGAATCGGAATCTCAGCCCAGCCGTATTCGGGGTTGTGTTGGCCATATTCATCCCACCGGTCCCCTACAGAAGTACAAGCAAATCCGTCCGAAGTCCATACTGAGGTCCAGTCGGTGACGTAGATGATGGTCTTCTTAGGAATCTGGTCTTTGAATTTAGTCCACTTCATTCGGGGGCTCCGGCAAGGGCATCCAATGGGTAAGATTAGATCCACCTGCATCAGTCCAAATAAATCCTTTCCGATAGTGGATTGAGTCTGTGTTTTCTATACAAGCACATGGAATCATCTTGCCGTTTTTTATATGTCTTAAATATTCAAAGGTTATGACTTCCTTGTTTTTTTTCTTATTAGGTCTCTTTTTCTTAAAACTAGTCCACTTCATCAGGCACCTTAAATTCTCTATTGACGTTCTTTCTTTCGGATTCTTGGTTCACAAAATCACCCTAATTGGTTTGTTTACGGGATCATATCCCCTTTCCATTTGAGGAAATTCGCCGTGGGTGTCGCTGATGCAGTCAATGATCATGATTGCTCTTCCTCAAGTTCACAACAATCAGCGCATTTGTCACATATCAGTTTCAGAACTTGATGTATATAACTTCTTCTATCAGATCTCGAAGTAATATACTTAGCTAGTTGAATGCACATAAAATGAACGACATCTTCACTAGAAAGATCGAGATCTTTGACTGTTTGGTTCATTTTTTCACTGTATTTAACTAGGTTTCCCGCCCACTTTTTTTTGTATTCTTCATTCATGTCTGCTTCTCCTCGGGGGCCTGTGCCCTCTGTAGACTTTCTTCATTCATTTGTGATAGTTCCTTTCATGTGACGCCATGCTTGTAAGAGAGGGTTATATTTCCATTCTTCCTCGTCTCTCTTGGTCCAGATCGTTTGCTTGGTCGTAGAAGTCCCTAAAATGCTCTTATAAGAGATGATGATTTTATCTCCTACTTTGGGAAGCGTCTGTTTAAAATCAGTCCATTCCATGCATAAACTCTTTGTTTTGAAAAGAAATTCCAAAAGCTTTAATGTAAAGTAAATATTTTAAACCAATCGGGAACCCCTTCATGACATTATTCCCTCAGCTCTCCGATACTTATTACGTGGATAACGATCACGACATCCTCAAATTGATGGATTACACATATAACAAGAACATTCAGGTCAACCAAAGTTTTTGGAGCGAGGCTGACACCGACCTCCGTTTTAAGCTTGGCGATCAGACGCTTTGGAACGACATCTACGGCAATCTTCCTGCTTTTAGACGTCGTCAGTTCAACTTCAATCGCATTAGGCGCATTGTCAACATGATCACAGGATATCAGCGTCAGCATCGTAAGTCAACGGTGGTGACCCCCATTGAGAACTCTGACCAGCAAACTTCCGATCAATTCTCTAAGATTTTGATGTGGATGGATCAGAAACATCATGTCTTAGAGACTATCTCCGAAGCCTTTGAAGGTGCCGTTACTACCGGTATGAACCTTCTCTCTGTTTGGATGGATTATCGGCATGACCCTGTCAACGGGGATATTGCCGTAGACAGCCTCGCTTACAATGCTTATCTTATTGATCCTTACTTCAAGAAAATGGACCTAACTGACTGTAATTCAATATGGACAAGAAAGTATCTTTCCCGCACACAAGCTCAGGCTTTGTTACCAGGCCGCCAAGATGAAATTAAAAATTTATCTGGTTGGGGAAACCGCGACGGCAAGTTTCAGTTTATGCCCGAAAGTTACAACTACGGCATGCAAGACTTGCTTATTTACGACGAATTTTGGTACTTAAACTCTAGGAAACAAAAGCTTCTTTGTGATATTCAGACAGGGGAAACCATTGAATGGAGAGGACAAGATGACGATCTGGAAGAGTTTAAAAGACGGTATCCGCAGATTCTCGTGCTTGACCAGGAAATCCCCACCACTAAGCTTGCGATCTCAGTACAGGGCAAAGTGTTCTATCATGGCCCCAATCCTATGGGTATTGATCGGTATCCTTTTGTGCCTTGTTGGGCATATTATGAACGACAATCGCCTTATATCCCATGGAGAATACAAGGTGTCGTTAGAGGCCTTAGAGACGCCCAGTATCTTTATAATCGACGTAGAGTAATTGAGTTAGACATTTTAGAGTCTCAGATCACTTCGGGATTCATGTATAAGGAAGACGCTCTCGTCAATCCTAAAGATGTGTTCTTACAAGGCCAAGGAAGAGGTCTAGCTCTAAAGGCTAGTGCTCAGCCAGGTGTCGATGTTGTTAAGATCGAAGCTCCCCAAGTTCCTCCTTCAATGATCCAGCTTTCTGAGCTTCTCGGTAAGGAAATCGGGGAGATTTCCGGCGTCAATGAAGAACTGCTTGGGATGGCCGATGATGATAAAGCAGGTATCTTGTCAATGCTGCGCCAAGGGGCTGGTCTTACCACTTTACAAGTTTTATTTGATAACTTGGACCAGTGCCAAAAGCTGCTAGGCGATATTCGTATAGACATGATTCAGGCAAATTGGACGCCTGGTAAAGTCCGTAGAGTCATTGCAGAAGACCCCAGCGAACAATTTTACAACCGCGCTTTTGGTCAATATAAAGCCATTGTCGAAGATGGCCTTAACACAAGCACTCAACGCCAAATGCAATTTGCCCAACTTCTACATCTTAGAGAAGCTGGCCTTCCTGTTCCCGCGGAGTTGCTCGTTAAAAATTCAACCCTACAAAATAAACAGGAGCTCATTGATGCCCTCAGTCAACAAGAACAGCAACAAAGCCAAATGGCGCAACAACAAGCCCAAACTCAAATCGAGCTTCTCAAAGCCCAAATCGAAGACCTGCATGCACGTGCGGTCGCAAACCAGGGTCTCGGTCACGAAAGGGCCTCAAGGATTCAAGAGAATCAAGCATTGGCTGTGGAGCGTCGTGCTGCTGCCCAGAAGGATTTGGATCAGGGCGCGCTTGATCTGGTTCGTGCTGCGCGTGAGCTTCAAGGAGTTGATTTAGAACATCTGCATAAAGCGGTTGAGATTCTGAAGATGTTGCAAGAGCAACAAAATCCTCAAGAAGAAAGTGGGCCTAACGTATCTAAAAAAGTTGCATGATAATCAACGGCGACTGCTTAGATGAGATGAAGAAGATGGAGGATAACTCCATTTCTTGCATTGTCACTGATCCACCTTATGGTCTTGGATTTATGGGAAAGGAGTGGGACGCCGGCCTTCCTCATAATGAAATCTGGAAAGAGGCACTCCGCATAGTTAAGCCAGGCGGTCATCTTTTAGCCTTTGGTGGAACTAGGACCTATCACCGCCTCACTTGTGCAATTGAAGATTCAGGCTGGGAAATTAGGGATTGCCTGATGTGGATCTACGGCTCAGGATTTCCTAAAAGTCATAATCACTTCGGAATTGAAGGATATGGAACCGCCCTAAAACCTGCGCATGAGCCCATCATCATGGCCATGAAATCCTGTGATGGCACGTTCAAGCAGAATGCTGAGAAATGGGGACAGGCGGGGATTAATATTGATGCGTGTAGGATTCCGACAAATCAAGAATTAGGAAGGCCTAGTTCATGTAATACCCTCTATAAAGGAGGTTGGAAAAAGATTGATGTGCCCAACCCAAAATATGGCCGCTGGCCAGCCAACATAATCTTGGATGATGTCGCCGCGGCTCTACTCGATGAGCAGAGTGGGGTATCACGATCTCCCGCAGGAATAGTTAAGGGAGCGGGGCGTTCTGGTGGAATAATGGGGAAAACAACAGAACCTCATTTTCAGCAAGGACACAATGATTCCGGTGGAGCAAGCCGCTTCTTTTTTAAAGTAGAAGCAGACAAAGAAACTCCCATAGAAAGCAAACGGGCGATAGATACAATAAAGAATATCTCGCAAGAAACAGAGAACGAATTAACGCGCAAAGACGTGAGCGATACTCAAAGAAGATTCATCTACTGCGCTAAGACCTCGAGAAAGGAGAGGAATGAAGGGTTGGAAGGGATGCCTGAAGTAAAATGCGGGATGATGGAGGATGATAATTATGAAATTAAAACGGGAAGCGGGAATTTAAGGGATACTAAAAGACAGAACCACCACCCCACAGTCAAACCTCTCAAACTCATGCGCTACCTCATCACCCTCATCATGCCCCCCAAAGACGGCATCCTACTTGATCCTTTCGCTGGATCAGGCTCTACTATCATCGCAGCTCATCAACTCGGCTTTAAAGCCATTGGGATTGAGAAGCAGCCCGAATACTGCGAGATCGCGCGTCGAAGATTGGAGAATGTCCAACTCATCAAATCAGAAATTTCTCAGCCTGACCTCTTTGACCATGTCCAAGAAGAAAAAACCACGGCATAAGTCAGCCATGGTGCTGCTTAAAATAGATCACATGATTGTTACCTATTGTACCAGCAACATGATCTGTGCCAGCAACATTCTCTCTCTCGTTTGCCAATAAAAGCAGCTACAGCACAACAAGCTAATACACCAGCAGTAATTGCTGTTATTCCAACTGCCAGATGACCTGTCTGAGTTAAATATGCGGGGTACGATCTTGAAGTTCCAGCTACAATTTCATAAATCCCAAATCCCAGGAGTCCTGACGGTATAAGCATACAGCATTGGTATTGTCCTCCTGGTTGTACAATGTGGGCCTCCACGATGAGTTTATCTCTATGAGTAGCGTTTGTCATGACTGACATAAAATTCCTCCTATTGGTTGAAGATGGCCGGGATAGTAAAACAAAAAACAATTTATCAGCAACCATTTTTCCCCAACTAATTTTAACTGGGCTCAAAAAAATCTGTAAAAAAATTATTTGAATTCGTGTACAGTGAGGTTTATCAAGCCAACCTATAGGAGATACTATTATGGCTAAAAAAATGAGCATGCACGGAAATTCAGAACATGAAGGAAAAGCAATGGGCCATGGTCAACACGCCAATATGCCTACTGAAGTTAAAATGTCAGCTTATCCTAAAGCACACGAGTTTGGACCTACAGATTTAGATGATACAATGGGCACAGTTGATAAATCCAACCGTCAAGCTCATACACAGGCTCGCAAACACATGTCTAACCAACACTAAGGTTATTTATGGCTAAAAAAGCCAAGAACGCTAATTACGATTATAAGCAAAAAGCTCCTGAACATCGAATAGGATCAGGTTCTTATGCCAATTTGCCAGAGAAGCCCATTTTTGCGACTTTTTCTTCTAAATGCAGCTATCGTGATGGCCTTAAAAACAATCCCACAATGGGTGTCGATATGCTGTCTCATGTAGATGAAAATGGAGTCAAGTAAATGGCCATGCTTAGACCTCCTGGTAAAGCCAGAAAAATCGCTGAGCATGTAATGAAAGGTAAAGGGGTGAAAATACCCGCATCTGATCGTACGGAAAAAGTCAAAGTTAACGGCCCTTATTTACAGCATTAGTGGATAGATATGGATAAGCAAATTCGCAAGATTGAAAAGAAAGTCAAAGGCACAGAAAAGAATCTGAAATCGCTTGAGAAAGCTGATAAGAAGCGGGATAAAACCTGTGACTATGGTGCTAAGATGTTGAAGAAGAAAAAGAAGAAATGATCGAAATCCCTTCTAAAATTGTCGATATTCGAGATCATCCTGAATATGACCGTTACTTGAAATCGGTAAGAGCTAGTCAAGAAAAAAGAGCTCAGGAAACAGGACTTTCTTACGAAGAGTACACTGATAGATTAAACTTAGGGTTCGAGGATTAAATAATAAAAAATTCAGAGGATTTATGAAATTACGTTCAATATTTGGTCTAGGTCTAGTAGCATCAACTTCTCTTTTGGCAGATTTTCACGAACCTGTCGTAAATTTCACATATGCCCCCAATTCAGATTCTAAATTTTTCGCAAGCCTAAATCACCAATCTACTCTTAGCATTACAGAATCTACAGACTTAATGCTTTATGGATATTCAAATGTTGATAAAAATTCGAAATTTCATCACGAATTGGGAGTTGGATTTCGCAAACATTTCGAAAAGTTCGGAATTGGCTTGAATGTCGTTTCAAACCATTTCAACAAATTGGATAGGTTTAATCACCAATTCGTGCCAGGTATTGAATTTCTATTCGGAAATTTTCAAATCTGTTTTAACCGATATATTCCACTTCCACAGATGAGCAAAAGGAAACTCGATCCTATTGTCGAAATGTATGATGTCAGTGAAATTTCAGCGACATATCGCTTCCTCTCCAATTATGAAGTCGGTATTGCTCCCTATTTCGTACACCAAACTTCTGAAAAGGGAATTGTTGGCCATGTTGCGGGCTACTTCTTCAACAATTGGAAAGTTGCGGTCAACCCCTACTATCATTCAGATGAAAAAGGAGCTTCAATTTCTTTGGGATTCGATTTTGGTGGTCCCAAATCAAGCATGAATGCTCCGATTCAAAAGTCTCACAGGTTCTTCTATTCGGTCCCTGCTCTCCCTCCAAGTAAGGCCGAAACATCATTTAATAACTCCTCATCTAATGAAGAGCCTGTGGTTTCTCATACACCTACGGTTGACCACTTCGCTGAAGTCGTTAAAAAAGAAGACGGTCAAGTCTATCTAAGAGTTCGTTAATTGTTGACATAGGATTGTGTTAATTAAAAACCGACGCAATGTTACGTCATGTTGGGGCATCCTTTCCTATTAGGATAGCCCCTTTTCAAATAATTTATTTAATGGTATCCGTGGGTTATGGATATCAATAAAAAATTTGAAAGTCATTTCGTTAAGTCACGCGATCAGATCAAAAAAGACCCATCCGCGGTAGGCCAAGCTGTCTACGACATTCTTAGAAAGCCACAGCAGCCCATGCTTGTGGAAGACATTCTTGACCAATATCAGCACGCCTATGTTAGAAAAATGCAAGAAGTTGTCCAGGATCAGATAAACAAATATGACCCACCGTTTTACATCGTTGTCTTCTCTAAAAAAGAGCATTGGTGCGAACTTGTCATGAGAAATTGGTTTGTGGCTAGGCAAACCTGTCCATCACCTAAGTTCCTTCGACATGAGTTTCCAAATCACATGCACACTGTCTACTCTTATGATAAAAGAAATGACAGGATTGAAGTGTTATGGACACTTCCGACTAAACAAGATTCCGATACAGTGTTGAAGAATCCACATCTGTATGATCGGGAGTTGGTGAGGTACATAACTGATTTTGAAAAAAACAATTTACATCCGGCTTGCATAGCGGCTTGAATTGCTGCCACGCCAGCACGTTATAATCATCATCGCCGAGTCCGAAGCTGTCATTTTCAAAATAGCTCAAAATAGGGCCCTTTTTGACAAGATACACCAAATAATGTCCATTTTTGCTGGGAAGATCTTCTTCAACTAGTGTCCAGTTCATAAATTACTAGTGCCTGTTTTGTGTCCAAGCAAAAAGGCGATAATTGTTTGCATCATGCCTTTTATCCCAGCTATTTCCTGTTTAACGCCATTCATCTCGCCCTCCATATGATTTAACCTATTTCCAATGGCTTCTATTTTATCAAAAAGCCTTTCTTGTCTGAAAAACATCCAAGCAAATGCGGCTAATATTGGTAGCGTAACTTGTAAAAAGATATCCCAATCCATTTTTCACCTCGTAAATATCTTAACAATTCTCCTCATTCCTGCACATATATAAAAATTATTTGACAAATTTATCCCCCATGCCTATCAAGTAATTATTAGAGACTGTTTCGCTAGGGCGCGTAAGTCCCACAGTTTCAACTTATAGGCGTAATAGGTACTCGCCATACCAAAGGAAGCACATGTCAGAAGAAGAACAAGAGAGTGTAGAGCAAGAAGTTGCTCAGGCTGTCACTCCGGCCGAAGAAGCTGAAAGTGCGAAAGAAGCGCAGAAGGCAGAAGCCTTTGCGAAGAAGTCACAAAATGACCAAGAGCGCAATTGGAAAGAAACCCGACGCACCATACAAGAACTTGAGAGAAAAGCTAAAGAACAAGAAGAGCTGATCCAGAGATTGACGGCGCCGAAAGCAGAAGAAGATGAACTTGCCAAGCTTGGAGATGATGACATCATCACATACGGACAGCATAAAAAAGCTGTTAGAAAAGAAGCTAAGCAAATTGCGCGAGAAGCTATTCAGGAATATGTCGCGTCGACAGTCGATGAAAGAATTCAGCAGAAGTTCCCAGATTTCACTCAGGTAGTTACGCAAGAAAATATTGATTATTTGAACGAAAATGAACCAGAAATTGCAAAATCCTTAAAAGACATTGCTGATCCTTATGTTCAAAGCGTTACGGCCTATAAGATGATGAAAATGATCAAAGTAAACACTGTCCCCGAATTATCGGCTCAAGTGCAAAAAGAGAAAGAACAGGCGATTAGAAACTTGAAAAAGCCAGGTTCTTCACAGTCAATTCCTCAATCTAAAGCTATAGGTAGCGCGCATACCTTTGACCAAGCCGGTCCTCGAACAAAAGATGAAAAGGCTCGGTTTTATAAAGAAATGCAAGATGCTATTAAAGGATTCTGATCTGGTTCCTAACAATTAGGAACTAAAATGTCGATCACAACAACGAGCGTTCTGCCAGCTCCAGTGCAGCAGACCTTCTCCTTCAAGTTGCTGTCGGTTCCCGTCCCCTACATGATCCACAAAATACCTGCGGATCTCAAAGCGATGCCCCGTAATGGCGGTATAGCGCTTCGTATGAGACGTTATAACCCACTGGCAACTGCCCCTGTTCCCCTTGGAAATAGTGGAATTACACCACCTCCGCAACAATTGACTGCGGTCAATATTGATGCACAGATGGATTTTTACGGTTCTAGCCAAGTAACTGATTATCAAATGGTTGCATAATGTGCCGTAACAAGTTGAGCATTGGCATGACATACATATTGCTCAACGAGCAGGTAGACAGAATTGCCTGCTTTAAACCGTTTCTAATATACCGAGAAACCCTAAATGTGTTACCATCATGGTATTCAAACCAAGAGGTAATATGTACGGCAACTCGAAGGAAGCAGCAATGGGCTATGTAGCTGGGATAATTGATGGAGAGGGTGCGATATTTATTACGCACGATTACTTCATTCATAAAAATCCTGTGCATAGACTCGAAATAAGAATTGGAATGATACATAAAGAAGCATTGGATTTTTTAGTGAAAACTTTGAATGTTGGAAAGGTTGTTTTAGAAAAATCTTATGCAAACAAAAGACCTATGTATCGTTTAGTTTATCAAAACCGAGATGATATAAGAAATGTTCTCGATCAGATTTATCCTTATTTATTAGTTAAGAAACAACAAGCAGATATAGCTTACGAATTTTTAGATAAAGCATTGGGTCAAAGAGGCCGATGGTTATCCGAAGAAAAAAAAGAAATTCGAAAGAATTTATATATCCGCATGAGAGAGCTTAACGGAATTGCCGCACCTGCAACGACTGAACGAAATGGCAAGCGCGGACGTAGTAGAAGCGTCCGTCTTGAAGCAACAGTCTAAACTCACAGGAAACTGTGAGAGGATGGGTCGAAGCACCCGTCCCGCCAGAAATGGTCAGTAGGGAGAGAAACCCGAAAGTAATAGTCTGAACTCTGCAGAACCAAGACCCAGTTCTGAACGAAGCGGCTCAACGTCTCGGCGTTTCCCTTCGTCAAACTGAAGACCAGTTGATGAGCTCAATGCTCGCTTCAACTGCCTCTTTCATTAACTGCGTGGGTGGTGCTAACGGTGACAACCCAACTGAAATTTCACGTTCGGACGTGGATACAGTGGTTCGTACCCTCCGCGGAAACAACGCTTACAGCTTCTTAACAGGAGTTGAAGGTGAAGACCGCTTTGGTACCGCTCCAGTTCGTGATGCCTACTTCGGCCTTGGCCATACCGACCTCATTGGTCAGTTGGACAACGTTCAAGGTTTCATCCAAAAGTGGAACTATCCCAACCAACAATCCACGCTCGATGCCGAGTGGGGAACTGTGGCTAATATTCGCTTCTTGCTCTCCTCTATTGGAAGCATTTCCGCGAACGCCTCATTGCTAGGTGCTAACGTTTATAACATCTTCTGCGTAGGTAGAGAGGCTTATGCCGCTATTGAGCAAGATGGCTATAGCGCTCAATTCATCTATCGTCCGCCAATCTATGATTCACCATTAGCCCTCAACGCTTCTGTTGGATACAAGTTTGCAGAAGTTCCAAGAATCACCAACGACACGTGGGTATTTAACCTACGATGCACATTAACAGCTTAAGGAGATAACTATGTCATATTCATATGCATCTGCCTTAACAGGCGTCGTCACTCAAGCAGCTACAGCTGCTACATTAAACATCCCCATTCCAGGATTTGGCGATTTGCTCAAATTTGAGATTGTGGATTTAACTCAAACGGCAATTAACAACGCAGCTAATACAAATATGCTTTCAGCTTATTGGTATAAAGATATGAATGCTGGAACTGCTTATGTCGTTAACCGTGTTAGTGGTCAAAACACTACAACTTTAACGAGCGTATTAACCGGTGGATTTACACTAGTTGATCCGACAGCAAGCCCATTGCAAGCTGCTCAAACCGGTACTGCTATCACGGCAGCTACACCGGCTGTGGTTACACTCAATGGCCACGGGTATAGCATTGGGGATACTGTTCTTCTTACAAACACAACTGGAATGCTTCAGATTGCAGGAATGGCTTTCACTATTACTGCGGTCTCTACAAACACCTTTACTTTGGGTTATTTGAGCGCTGTTGGTTTTGCTGCTGCTGCGACTAACGTTGTAGCTCGTAAGTCGAACTTTTTGTCTCCTTTTGTACCACGTAGAATGCGTATCACAGCTGTCGCTACAGGAACATCATTGGGTGTTCAAGGCGCCGGAACGAGTTCAATTATCACACTTGCTGAAACTAACCTTTATAAAGTTGGTCAAGCAGTGAGAATTTATGTTCCAAGTACCTTTATTACAGCTGGAAGTAATCCATTTACTCAGCCTGGAATTATTGGAACAAATTCTACGATAGCGCAAATTGTAACAGCCACAATCACAGCGATTAATACAGCTGATGCTTCTGCTGTTACAAACACTATCACAGTCAACATCAACAGCACAGGAACAACTTTTGCATTCCCCACATCAGCAGTAGCTGCTACGGGCGTGCAACAACCGTTCGTTGAGCCTGTTGGTGAAGCTGCTAGCACAAACGTATCTGGTGTCAACGCAGCAAACTTGCTCGATGACAGAACCCAGAATACTGGAACTAACATCATGCAACTCGGACTCAACGTCTATGGCGTCGCAAACGATGTCATCCGTTGGTTCGCATGGCGTGGTGCTGTTAATAGCTAACATAACCTAGGGGGCTTCGGCCCCCTTTTTTTGAACTAAATGTAAAGTAATTTTTTGAGGAACAATGGCTAAAAAATCTGATCTAGATATCGCAAACTCGGTAACACCCGTTCTTGAGGCCCCTAATGTGGCAAAGCCTTCGAAAGAAATCGTTAAGGAAAAAATCCAAGAACTAATCAAACAAGAAACTCGCCTTGTAAAAGGTGTCTTTCAAAGTTTTGAAACACCAGGAGCAACAGTAACTGTCACCTATAGAAAGTATCCTGGTATTCCTGTTTTCAGAAAGGAAATGACCGATGGAATGACTTATGAGGTCCCTCTTTATATCGCTCGTTTTCTTAATGGAATTGATGTTTCCGCAGGCGCCTTGGGAGATCCCAGTAAGCGCAATCAAAATGTAGGGACCTGTGGATATGGAGTCCATGGCTTCAAAACTGCCGGAGATGAACTTGTTAGAAGCACTATGGGAGTGGGTCCTGCTGGAGAAGGAGGAATTCCTGTCCCTATTGTTGGAATCACCTCTCGGAAACGTCGCTATGGATTCCAGTCGATGGAGTTCGGCGGAGAAGAATAATGACAACGCCTGTTTGGCAGCCCGCTGCACGGATTATTTCATCTATTACAAATGCCAATCCTGGGGTAGTTACAACGACTACCCCTCATGGTTATTTTAATGGGCTCATTATTCTTTTCTTTTTTCCTAGCAAATTCGGAATGCAAGAACTTGTAGGTAACAACTATGTCATTACTATTTTAAGTCCTACGACATTTTCTATCAATCAAGATACTACTCTTTTTAATCCTTTTACTCTTGCTGTCACAACCCAACAACCTCAAGTCAGTCCCGTTGGTGAAGTGGCATCAACTCTCAAAAATGTTGAGAAAAATCTTTTAATCCCCGTTGGAGGACCATCCCCATGAGTACTCTTCCTAATACATTAGCCGATATTCGCACAAAAGTTAGACGAATAACTGGCAGACCATCTCCGACTCAAATATCCGATACAGATATAGATAAGTATATCAACACCTTCTACGTCTATGACATGCCTGAGCATCTTAAGATGGAGTCTTTGAGATATAACTATGAGTTCACGACTACTGCGAATATTCCTACCTATGACATGCCTACCGGGACCTATTTGACTGCTATGCCCCCTGTTTATATCGGCGGTTATGAATCCTATATGACTCAAAGTCGTCAGAACTTTTTCAGAAATAACCCTCAACTTAATTTCCTTCAACAGCGAGTTTATACCGGAAATGGTACGATTGGACCTTATAACGGTCAAAATTTGACTAATTTACCTATCATTCCTGGATTTAAACCCAATCCACCAGGAGCTTTTGTAGCATGGTCGGGAGCCAATGATATTCCAGCATCATTTCTTAATTGGAATGTATTAGTCTCCGCATTAGGAACACCCAATGCAACTTCTGGGATATCACCTTCAATTACGCTTATTGACGATGGATTAGGCAATCTTTTTGCCCCCACTGATGCTAGTATAAATCCTGCCAATAATAGAGGGACCATCAACTACATTACAGGGGCAATAACCATCACGAATTTCCCTTTCGCGATCCCCAATGGGAATGCAATCAATGTTCAGTACACACCATATGTAGCAAACCGTCCTCAATCTGTGGTTTTTTTCCAAGATCAGTTCGTTTTGTATCCTATTCCTGACCAAGCTTATACTGTTTCCTTTGAAGTCTATAAATATCCCACAGCATTTTCTAATACAGACTTTTTAGGGCTTACTAGTCCGCAGGTGAATGAATGGTGGCAAATGGTTGCTCTAGGAGCGTGCCTCAAGATTTTTGAGGACAATGCTGATTTAGAAAGTTATATGAAGTTCAGACCTTTAATGGAAGAATACATGAAACTTAGTCTTAGACGAACGATCGTCCAGCAAACTAGCGAAAGAGCTGCAACGATTTACACAGAGCAATCTAGCCCGTTTAATCAGTGGCCATTCGGGAATGCTTTTAGTGGGTTTTAAGTTGTTGTAGGAGAAGCAACATTTCCATTTTAGCATCTGAATATCCCTTTTCATACATCATGTAGTCGTTGGAATTGGAAATGCAGGGCTCCACAGTTTGCACATTCCTAATCGCTCGTATACAGTCTATTGTTTCTTCTGCTCTTTCTTCATCAATTTCATTTTCCAGAGTGACAAAAAAGCCCTTATATTTATTGCTCACTTTTCTCCTTTTGCGTCAATTCTAACACAATGGTAGGATGAGGGAAATATATAATCTTTATTTGAGGCCAATATGTCAGGTTATGTTACAGGTGTTCCGCTTCCCAATCAGTCCCTAGGACAAACTCAGCCAACAATTAATACAAACTTCACAGTTTTGAATGGTAACTTTGCTGTTGATCATGTTGATTTTACGAATGCTCCTCCAGGAGCTGGAGGGAATGGGGGAAGGCATAATACGGTTACTTTAGTTCAGCAGGCGGCCGATCCAATAGCTGTTACAACATCTCCCATTTTATATGGTAAAAGCACAACAGGAAACACCTTAAACAACGATATTTATTTTAGAAGAGCCTCTAACGATGCAAGCACTGTTGTTCAATTGACGACAACAAAGGTTAATCCTTTGGCCGCTGGGAATGGATCTTCTTTTCTACCAGGTGGATTAATGATCCAATGGGGAAACCAGTCATTTAATGGATCTCAAAATCCTACTGTCAATTTCCCAACACCTTTTCCTAATAATTGTTTTAATGTTCAGTTAACGATATTAAATACAAACGCAACGGTACCTGCAACTTGGAGATTAACATCTATTGCTCCTAATCAATTTGTTTCCAACGTTCAAGCAACAGGAGCCTCTACACTTTATTGGGTGGCGATAGGTAATTAATGACACTTCAGCCATTTCTAATAGCTGATACTCGTATAGGTATCGAAAGGGATTTGGAGCCATGGCTTCTTCCTAACGACGCCTATCCCGATCTTCAAGATGCATATATTTGGAGAGGCCGAGTTCACAAACGGAAGGGGTTTCAGTTTCTAGCACGATTGAGACGAATAATTGGAACCACTAATGGTGCGGGAGATCGTACAATTACACTTTTAAATATTCCTCTTGCTGCGGGAGTTTCTCAATTCGTTTGCGGAGCAGAAACCTATCAAGATAATGGTAGTGCGGGTGCTGCTCAAAACTTACTATCTACAGGAGTCGGTGTCGCTACTTTAAATCGAACAACCGGAGTCTTTGTTTTAACGGGAGGACCAGCAGCTACCGATGTATTTTATCTTCCAGGGTTGCCGGTTATGGGCCTGCGTTCTTTGGAAACAGCAACTGAAAATGAAGATAGCCTTATTGGATTTGACACTTCTTATTCTTATCTATTCACTGGAGGAGTTTTTCAAGATTTAACCTCTTACAAAACTTCAACAGCTCCTTTCATTTGGCATGGAGCTAATTACGATCTATTTTGGACAAATAATTATGTTCGCGCCATGTTCACCACCAATGGAGTCGGGAATGCCGCCGATCTGCATAACTTCTTAGATGGATCAACCATCACGGCTATAACGCAAGCAGCCTCCGCAGTCGTCACGGTTGCCAATGGAGCCAATTTTTCTCAGGCTCCAGGAGATATTGTATTTTTCAATGAAGTCGCGGGAATGACTCAGATCAATGGACTTTCGGCAACTGTAACAAACGTAGCTGGAAATAATGTCACTGTCAACATTAATAGCACAGCTTTTACAGCATATACCAATGGTGGAGTGTTGTTTAATCTCACTCGAAATATCGGAAATGGAGCTAACACAGGCGATAGTATTAAATGGCTCGATCAAGACAAATCCGGATGGGTCAATTTTCAGCCTTCGTTGAATGGAGCAGGAAATTCCACCAATTACCTTCAATCTGCTGAAATGATTTTTCCCTATAAAAATCGTCTGCTAGTCCTTAACACTTTGGAAGGAACTTTTACTGGAACAGCTCAAAATTATTATCAAAGAGCTCGATGGTCACAAAACGGAACAGTTTATTATTCCACCCCTATACCAACAAACTTTCAGGGAGTTATAGATGCCCAATCATGGAGAGACGATGTTGTGGGTAAGGGAGGATATATTGATGCCCCTACTCTTGAGCAAATAACCTCAGCACAATTTGTTAAAGACACGCTTATCGTATATTTCGAAAGGTCTACCTGGCAACTTCGCTATACAGGAAATGAACTTCTTCCTTTTATTTGGGAGAAAATTAATACAGAACTTGGTGCTGAATCGACGTTTAGTGTAGTCCCTTTTGACAAGACTACTATTGCGTTAGGAAATGTTGGGATTCATGCTTGTGATAGTGTCAATGTTGAAAGAATTGATGAAAAAATTCCCGATGAAATCTTCAACATTCAAAATAACAATCAAGGACCGATGAGAGTCGTCGGTGTTAGAGATTATTTTTATGAGTTTGTCTATTGGTCAGTCCCTTACTCCGGCATTGATACCGAAGATGGCATGGGAACTCCTGTTACATTTATCTTCCCAAATAAATTAATTGTTTATAACTACAAAGATAATAGCTTCAGCTTTTTCAATGATAGCTTTACTTGCTTCGGATATTATCAAGCTACAAATCCAATTATATGGGGATCGTTGTCAGTAAAATGGAATTCCTATGATGCTTTATGGTCAGACCCTGAAGCTGACAATCCTTTCACTTTGAATATCGCCGGAGGCAATCAGCAAGGTTTTGTTGAAATCTTAATGCAACAATCCACCAATGATCAGTCTCTTTTCATTTCAAATATTGCCGGATCAACCATCACTTGCCCCAATCATAATCTTCAGCCTGGGCAGTTTGTAAAGATTTTGACGGCAACAGGAATTAACTATGGCGTCGGTCCTATTTTTAAAGTCATTACCATCACTGATGCTAATAATTTTGTGATTAACTCAGCTTTGACAGGAGTTTTTACTGGAAGTGGAACTCTTGCTGTCGTGAATAATATGAGTATTTTGACGAAAAGATTTAACCCATTTATCGAGCAAGGGGTCCAAGTCAGATTAGTTCGTGCCGATCTTTATTTAGACAAAACGACGAATGGACAGATCTCTGTCAACCTCTACATCAATGAAGATAGTTCTACACCTATTAATCGAGCAGTAACATTCCCTCTCAGTACCGTTAACGCGCCCATTACTGCGATTACCGCCGCGAATCCTTGTGTTGTGACGCTAGGCAATGCAATTAACATCTCTGTCAATGATGTAGTTTTTATTACAGCTGTTAATGGTATGACCCAGATCAACCAATTTTCTGCCATTGTTACGGCTATCAATGGACTTAACATTACCCTCGGATTAGATTCTTCTACCTTTACCGCCTACACAAATGGTGGGACGCTATGGGATGTTAGCAAAAATAACTCCAACGTCGTCAATACATTTCCGGAGACAACGTACCAGACAAGTCCAGATAGAACCCTAGTTAATGCGAAACTCTGGAAACGCATCAATTTCCATGATGTTAGTCAGCTATTTCAATTTAAGTTCACCTATAGCGATAGCCAGATGGTCTGCGATCCAATTGTATCAGAAGATTTTGTACTTCATGGAATCATGCTTTATTTCTCACCCGCGGGAAGGCTACTTGATGTATGACATTTAAACCTTCAAACTCTCAAGGGCCTTTCGTTCCTATTAATCAGAACTTTTCTGAGGATGACAAACAACGGATCATTCAGATGACAAGTCGCGATCGGGATATGGCTAGATCTATTAATGATCGGGAAATCGCGATCTATTCTTCTCAAGAAACGCCGACGGGGCAGCAATGGGATAATCCTGCCAATGCCCAACAGAAAATAAGTGGATTTAGGAAGGTATTCACTTTTGGAGCCTTGGGAACTGGAACACAACTTTTAATCCCAATCGGAGTAACAGGAATTACTAGATACACTCTTATTTGTGGAACGGCATTAACTACTACAGTTTCTGGAAATGGTTTTATTAATGTCCCTCTTCCATATGTGAATTTTGCTGCAATAACTACCTGCATTCAATTAGATATCTTAACACCTAATATTGAAGTTTTCGTCGGATCCACGAGTTTTAATTTATCTAGTGGCATTGTAATTTTGGAATATCTAAAGAACTAATGCTGACGAAAGGACTTGAACCCTCAACCGTCCGCTTACAAGGCGGATGCTCTACCATTGAGCTACATCAGCTGATACCCTACTTATCTGCTAATGGCTTTTGGTTTTTCCAGTTATAGATTTTCTTCAACATATCATAATATTCAGCCTGAGTGCCACACAAATGGAGACTTTCCAAACGGTACTGAAGTTTTGAAAGAAAAGTTTTGAAATCAGTATCTTTGAGCATAAGAATTTGCATGAGAGAGTCACAGAATCGACCCACTGAGGTAATTTCTTGGCCTTTGAATTTTTTTGTTTTGATAAGATAAATCGTTTCCCTGTAGTTATCCAAGATTTTTACGACTCTTTTCATTTCTTCGTCCGAAGGAAATTTAAAATTCCCCAGTCTAAAATCTCTACAAGGATTTGCAGCTCTCCAGAGCATTAAACGCAGTCCATTGCGAAGTGAAATCTCTTGCTCTTCGATAAATTCTTCAAATCGAATGTAATCTTCATTTCCCGCGGAAATATAATGTTTCATGAAGTCTTCCAATTTCCACGGATTTTGATGGAGATTGAATAGCAAAATGTCCGAAGGCTTAGCATTTTCGTCTATGACGTAGGTGACTTCTAACCCTAGTTGTTTTGCGGCTTCTAAACGGTTCTGCCCGTCAATAATCCTCATGTGCTTATCGACAATGATAGGCACAAAAGATAGTTTATCAGACTGAGTTAAAGATCTTTCTACTCTTGCAACGTTATTTTCTTTAACATCTCTGTTATACTTTGTGTATTTGAAAATACTATAATCTTTTGTTGTTCTGAATTCTGGCATCTAACACTCCTAAAATGAATTTCACCCATACATGGGGAGCTCTAATTAACACCCTCTACATGGCACACTAAGTTCGACAATATTTTTTTTCAACCTATGTTATTTAAAATATTTCCTTTCCTGTTACAATGCAGAAAAAAGGTATCCTATGCCAGCAGGTTATAAAAAGCTTTCTACTCAAAGCGGGGGAGCCCGAGATTTTCTCCGACAACTCTTTAGTCAAATCCAAGGTCAATCAACTAATATCGGCCAAAACCCCCTATTCCAACAGGGGCAGTCTTACTTACAAAATCTCTTATCAGGGAGTCCTGAAGCGACACAAGCTTTTGAAGCACCTTATATGAGACAGTTTCAAGAGCAAATCCTCCCTATGATTGCGGAGAGGTTTTCTGGACTCGGCGCAGGTTCTCAAAGCTCTTCAGCCTTTAAACAAGCTTTAGGACAAGCAGGAGCTGGATTACAGGAACAATTAGCTTCGCTTAGGTCAGGATTGCAATTTCAGGGAGCAGGGCAGGCTTTAAATTATGCTCAGCAGCCAATATCTAATTTGCTTGGGTTTGGACAATTAGGGCTCGGGACTCAGACAAAAGCTTATGCCCAAAAACCACAGTCATTTATAAAACAGTTGCTACTTGGATTAAGCGGGGGAGTAGGGCAGGCAGGAGGAGCGATCGGATCAGCTTATGGCCTCAATAAATTAGGATTAACTTAATATGCCTCAAATTCAAATTTTAGATCCTGTCCCTAGCTTTGGTTCAGAATTAGGTAAGTCATTAGGAACTGGAATATCTCAAGGGATTAACCAAGGTATCAGTGCTAACTTACAAAACATGCTTTCTAGAAAAAAAGAAAGAGGCAACGTAAGGCGAGATATTAACGCTCTTACGAAAAGGTATGCCAAAGATACGTTTCTTCCCGACCAACTTCATGGATTCGAAAAACGAGCTTTGGAATTATTAGAAAGCGGTGAAGCTAGATCATCACAAGAAGCCACATTAGGTGCATTTGAGGAATTTGCTCAGCAAAAGATTCAAGAAGATTTAGGGAAAAAGCCCGAGAAGAGTTTTCTACAGAAGAATTTTGGTATTGAAAAGCCAGAAAAAGGCCCATTATCCGGAAAATATGGATTAGAAAATCTCAAAGAGGATTTAAAAGGTGCGGCATCAAAATTTGGATATCCTTTTGCTGCTCTAGCCAGTTTGGGTCCTCAAGCTCTTCAAGGGTTAGGTTATGCAGGAAGATATGGGATCTACAAAGCTCAGGGGCTAGACGACAAACAAATAGCTGCTCAAGAATCTGCATTGGCTCAAGCGACAAGAGAAGGAGAAGAGGCAACGGGCATTATCAATCCTATAGCTCCTGGAGGCACTTCACTTTTAGAAGGATATGAAAGATTTACTGGTGGAAGAGGAGCGGGGGTAACTCCAACTCAAAGAACCATTCAGGGTGGATTAGTTGGGGGAATTCCTGGTGCTGCCGCAAATGTTGTAAATGAATTAGGCCAAGAATTAGGGCTCCCAGCCCCAGCGCAGGCTGCTATAGATGCATTAACTTTTGTAGGAACACTGAAAGCGCAGCCACATATCAAATTGCCTTCATTTAAGGCCAACAAGAAGGTTCTTTCAAAAGCAGAAGAAGTCGCCGCTAAAACGGGACAAACTGCCGAAGAAGTGATTCAAAATGCTCAGCAAAAATCAGGTGCTAGCCTTGAAAAAGCTCTAGCTGGAGATGCTACAGAAATCAACAAACTTAATAGAGCCATCACAGTGGAAGCACCTGCTATTTCCAAAAAAGTAGAGCAGGTGAATAAGAATTTTTTCGATAAAAAAGCTGCCATAAAAGAACGTGAAGCTTTTGGAGCAAAACTCCCTGAAAGCCCATTTTACGAATACTTTGCCGCTGAAGCTAAAGAAGCTAAAAAACTGGCAAGCAAAAAATCAGAAACTGTAGCTAAAGAAGCTGAAAATGCTGCTCGCATTAAACCCTTAGAAGAAAAAGTTTCCTCACGTCTTCAAGATGAAAAAAACCAACTGCGCGAACTTCAAAAATCAAAAGGTGGATTGCAAGGGAACGCCCTAGATCGCGTCGAAGCTAGCATTGTTCTAAAAGAGCGTCAGATTGAAAAAACCTTAGAAGAACTCAAAGACTTGCGATATGAATTGAAATATGGTCGCAAACGTCCATCAGAAGCAGAAATTGATGCGGCTATTAAGAAAAGCGGTGAAGAGATTGCCAAGGAAGCGAAAAATCCAACACCTGCTGGACAAAAGAAGATAGCAGATCAGCTCAAGTTAGATAAAGAATATATTGATCGAGCTGAAAAACTTGCCGCTCGCGGCGAGCTTCCAGGGGAAATTCGTCCGGATACTTTTATCAAGATGAAGCAAAAATATCTTGATGGATATAATGCAATGATCCAGGAATTAAGAGCAGAAATTAAGAGCCTAAAAGGTGCACGTGATGCAGAGTCTCTACAGAAAATCGCAAATAATAGAAAAGCAATAGATGTACTTCAAGGGCGCACAAAACGCCTTAAGGCCGACATTATCAATCAGACAGATAAAATCAAGGCTATGAAGGCTATTGAAGGTCCTTCGGGGGCCTTCTACCGACAACAGTTGAAAGGATTGCAAAAAGATGTCGCTCAATTTCAACACGATTTTTTCCGTAATGTTGGCCAACCAGAAACAGTCCGTCAAGTTGAAACAAACTACATTGCACGAAATAAAATCGCAGAAATCCCTAAGACAAAAAAATCTGTCGATGAGGCCGTAAAAATAGGTGAAGAAGTTGGGAAAAATCCAACGCAAGAGAATTTAAAAGTGGCAGCTGAACTGACTGGTGAAAAACCTGAAGTCTTGAAGAAAGAAACTGAAAATTTTGGAGATATAATAAAAAAAAATGGAGAGAAAATAGAAGCAGGCAAAGCTAATGAAATAGATATACAGAAGACAGAAAAAAAGATAGATGGTTTTTTGAGATTTAAAATGAACTTGGGATCAGCAGGAATTCATTTCTTCGTAGGCGCCTTAACTGGTATTGTTGAGAATGAAATGGAAATAAAAATACCAAGGACTTATTTATATGGAGCAGCTTCTATTGCCTATGGAGGTTCGGACCTTATTAGAGGAACACAGAGGAGCACTGGAAGAAGCATAGGATTCGGAGCTGGTCATTTCTTTGTTAATTATATATATAACACAAAGGAAGCTGACAAACTCAAATCATTAAGACAAAAAGGCCCAAACGAATACTCGGAATATGTTCAAAGTTTGAAGAAAAGATACAGCGCAAAAAGAGTGAATGAAATTATAGATCAGTCAAAATAGGTTTTTATAAAAACTTATAAAACGCTGCCGCTACTACAAAAAATGCTATCCAAGCAGCATTGTAATACCAAGGGTCCTCTGCTGCGTATTCTTCATAAAGCTCATCTATCTTTCTTTTCGTCTCATCGTCCATTGTTATTTTTCTCCTTCAATATATCATAAAATCTTTGATTCATTTCATAAAATTTCTGGTCAACCTCTTTTCTACTTTGGTCGCCTTCTTTCCTCAAATCTACAAATCTTTGATTCATTTCATAAAATTTCTGGTCAATCTCTTTTCTACTTTGGTCGCCTTCTTTCCTCAAATCTACAAACATTTCATAAAGCCTATCCGTTCGAACAGCTTGTTGATCAATCTTGATTTCAATGTGTTTGATTTCTGAAAATAAAAAAAGGAAACAGATGATAAATACACCTATTATGGATATCCATTCCACTATAATTATCTTTGGAGTCTTGTAACTTTGCTGGGGAGTTTCAATTGGTATTGCCATATACTTTCCTTTGGTTAAATTCTACTTCTTGTTCTTTTGTTGTTTTAAACGCACCGGCAATCGCTTCCTGAACTTCCTCATATGTCGGCTCACGCTCTAGTTCGATCGTTAGCTTTTCGTGAAAATCCCAGAAGAGGTCATCGGTCACTCTTGTTCCTTGCCAACACGTTTCATTTTTTCAATTAAAATCGCTTCCGCTAGAGTTTTTCCAGTCGCCATAAGAAACATCCTTTCTTCAAGAGAGGTGATACGTTCATCTGAGCGGTCCATCCGCCTTTCTAAGGCAGAAAAAGAGTCTTTCATATCAGTTTTAAAGTTTCTAAGAAACGCATAAACAAATCCAATGACGCTTAATCCAGTAAGTATTTCAGCCCAAATCATAATTATCTCCTAATTTCCCTCTACTTTACCATAGCGTCCCTTAGCAGACAACTCATAATCTTTATTTAAGCCTTTTTATCGGTATAGCAGTGATAGCCTACCATTGATGTAAAAAAGAAATACGTGAGAAGCCCTGAAAAGGCAGCAGCCTCCCCTATAGAAAAGCCTCTAGAGGCAAGTATGATAGAGATATTTCTTGTATATGCCAAAAGTATTCTTGTTGCAATTGCAGTAACTATTGCCCATTCATTAACAAATGATTTAACTTCATGAGGCGCTCTATACCAAAAATTTATTTGATGTTGTGGAAAATTCAAAATTTCTAACATTAGTTCACCTTCACATTAATGACATTTGTTTTCTCTAACAGCATTTTATTTAACTTTAAATCAAAATAATCCCTAACTTTTAATAGTTGGTCATTATCAATACCAGAAGGACTGGATAAGAAGGCTTCATCAATTATTCTAATTTTGTTTTTAAGACGACAGATCCTTTCATCAACAATATCTGAATCTAATTCTCTGTATAATTTATCTTTACTAAGAAATGAAAAGCCGATGGCCCCAACCAAAAGAGTGACTCCTATCCCCATTATCACCATTCCACCAATAGACTCAGAGGCGCCTTCATCAAAATTTTGCCGAGCTTTTTTATCCCCCATATTCATTAATAGATAGCCTCCAATGATACATACTACACCGGTTCCTCCATACATGAGTCCATTTCTGATAGATGCGCTCTTCCAAAGTCCATTTCTTATCAATTCTTCCTTATGATCATGATCCAATAAAGGAAATTCCTCCTGATCCATTTCCTTTAAAAATGGGCATAGCGTTTTGCCTCTTAGAAGCGGTGTTTCACAAGCTAATACATAAGATCTCGTGTTTACAGTCGTCAGTGCCATATTAATCCTTCGTTCGTTTTTCGAAAGCAGACTCTATACTAACCCCTATTTCCCGTGCAATCCTTAACTTTAAAAATATTTCTTTACAACACCTGCGCCAAATGCTATGTGTAAAGTTAAATCTTTAACCACGGGGTAGGTCTTTATGCCATCAAAGCTAAGACCTGGCGCTGAGAGCCTTTACGGTTTCCCGCAGCCAAGTCAATCAAATCTTTTAGCACCATTAATCGCAAAACGAGATCCCACATCTGCTGATACCGGTTACCCAATTGGGCTGATATGGATCAATAAAGTTGGCAATACAGTTAACATCCTTTCATCTGTTGCAGGTGGATTAGCTAACTATGTTTCCGTCAATGCTGGCTCTGGAAGTGTAAACTCTATCAACAGTTTGGCCCCTAGCGGTGGTAATATTACAATTGCAGGAACCGCAAGCCAACTTAGCGTTGGAAATGCTGGAAGCACAGTAACTCTAAGCCTTCCCGCTACAATCACAACACCAGGAAGCCTAACTACAAGTGGAGCTTTGACAGCAGGCGGTGCATTTACAGCCTCTGCTGGAGCTACCATCACAGGTGGATTGACAACAGATACTCTAGTAGTCACAGGTAACTTCACTATTGGGGGAAGCCCTGGAGATATCGTTACTATCGGTAACACTGGCGGAGCAACAGCGGTAACGATTTCAGTCGGTACTGGAAATCTCGCCATTACTGGCGCTGCTACTTCTACAATGACAATGGGAACTGGATTAACCACAGGAACCATTCTGATAGGTGGAACTGCTCAAACAGGAACTATTACTCTTGGGTCATCTTCTGGAACGAATACAGTAGCTATTGGTGATGGAGCTGGAGCCACAACAGTCAATATCGCAAATGGTGTGACTGGTAATACAGTTGCAATTGCCAACGGAGTAAACACTTCAACTCAAACTGTCAATATCGCTTCAGGCGCTTGCGCAGCTAGTTCAACTGTTAACATTCAAGCAGGCATCGCAACATCTGGAACACAGACAGTTAATATCGCAACAGGTGCTTCTGCTAGCACAACTAACATCGGTAACATCACAGGAACTAGTGGAATCGTTGCTCTAGTAGGTACAGGAAATTTCTCTCTTGATGGTGCTGCAACTTCGACTTATGCAATTGGACCTTCTACTACTTCAGGCACTATTACAATCGGCGGAACAGCGCAAAGTACAGGTGTCATTACATTAGGGTCTTCTAGTGCAACATCCACTGTAAAAATAGCTTCTGGTGCGGGTGCTTCTACGGTAACGATTGCCGAAGGAACAGCAGCCGCTAATACTGTAAGCATCTTGAATGGTGCTACAGCTGCTACAGGAACTGTCAATATTTTAAGCGGCATTGGATCTGCTGGCGGTGGCGCATTACATATGGCTAATAACACCAGAGTAACAGCTATCGATTTAGGGAACATTGCTCCTGCTGCTACTCGAACTACCGTGATTTGCGGAGGAAACCAAGCCCAAAATGATACGGTAAGTATCCTCAACGGCAATGCAACAGCTAATACACAGACCTTTAATCTTCTATCTGGTGTTGGTTCAGGAACTCATACAAAAGCTGTCAACATCTGTAATACTACAATGTCTGCCGGTACAGCTACAGTCAACATCATGAGTGCAACTGCAACAGGTGGAACTCTTGCGGTTAATATTGTTGGAGATTCAGCAAGCACTACAGCAGTAACTACAAAATTGTGTACAGGACCTGCGGCTCATACTCTAACAATTGGTGATAGCACAGGAAATGGTGGCTTAATTGCAATCAACGCCGGCGCAGGAAATTTCCAATTAAATGCTGGAGCAGCTGGCGCGACAATGTCAATTGGATCAGCTACTCAAACGGGTGCGATTACATTAGGAGCTTCAACAGCTGGACAAACAGTCAATATTTCAAGTGCTGCAAGTATTGCAGGTACAAATGCTGTTAACATCCTCGCTGGAGCTACTCCAGCGGCTAACCAAACCTTGAGTATTATGACAGGTGTTGGAACTGCTGGAACCTATGCTGTTAATATTCTGACAGGAAATTCCACAGGAACAACACAATCCGTAAGTATCGGAACGGGTTCTGCTCGTACAGACTTTACAGTAGGTGGAACAGGAGCCAATGTAATTGCAATCGGAAATACTCAGACTGCCGGAAGCCTTTCTATCGGTGCTGCGATGACTAGCGGTACAATTTCTATTGGTGGAACCGGTCTACAAGTCGGGAATTTCGACTTAGCTCCAGGAACTGGAGCTCAAGCAGTAACTCTTGCTAATGGTGGAACAGGTGTAAAAACCGTATCTATCGCTACGGCAGCTGTTGCTAACGTTGTCACAATCGGAAGCACGACAGCTTCTGCTTCTACAACAATACAAGCTGGAAGTGGTACTACAGGATTGAAGTTCAGCGCAGGTGGAAACGTTCAAATGGTTCCTGCGATAGTAAGCGCAGCGGCTCTGACAGTAGTTAACAACGCCCGCGTAGGACAAGCCGTCTTCACAGGCCAAACCACTGCTAACGGCTCTACAGATGTTTATACAATTACTAATAGCGTCATAAGCGGAACCACACAAGCGATCCTTCTGACTTGCGACAATTTAGGAAGCAATGACGCACAAATGACAATCACTAGAATTAAACAATCTGCCGGATCAATTGCAGTATCTTTGAAAAACAATGGTGCTGCTGCTCTTAACGGTGATGTTCATTTAACATTCTGGATATTGAACTAAGGAATGAATTTGTATGACATACGGCATAAAGGTCCAGTTTAATCCCATAGGAGTTGTTGCAAATGGCAGTATTGGTGCCTCATATGCAGCATTTGGGCCTCCTATTCCAGGATTTGGAAGAATGATCAGATTGTCAAATGGGACAAATGCAGATATTTTAATTTCTGCTGATGGAACCACGGATCATCTTCGCATTGCAGCAAACAGTTTCGTCCTCTTCGACTTCACTGGTAATAAAGTAACCGATGAAGGATTTTTTGTTCCTACAAATACACAATTTTATATCAAATATGTTTCAGTTCCTAGTACAGGATCTGCATGGATTGAGGTGATCACCGCATCTGGGGGTGCTTAATGTCCCAAAGCGGTGCACTTACAATCAAGACTGGCGGCGGAGCTCTCATACAAACTCTAACAGGGAATTCTGGAGGAGCTGTATCTCCAGATCTAGTTAATTTCAACATTAACCTTCTTGGTAACAACACGAGTGGAATCAATGTCGTTGGAAACCCTGGAACTAGCACCTTAACAATCACAGCTTATCAAGCTACAACTTCTCAAGAAGGAACGATTCTTCTAGCAACAAACGCCCAAGCCATTGCTGGGGTTGATGCTGTCAATGCTGTGACTTCGGCAGCTCTTGCTGCAAAATTGGGAACTCAAACCGCACATAGTTTAGCGGTTTTTGAAGGCTCAACTTCCGCTTTGACAGCTCTGGGGGCGGCCACCAACGGCCAACTTCCTATCGGTTCAACGGGTGTTGATCCCGTTCTTGCTACCTTGACAGCTGGGACTGGCATTGCGATCACAAATGGCGCTGGTTCTATCACGATTGCATCTAGTAATATGCTTGCGTACACCAACGTCACTCACCTCATGTCCCCTTATACGGTGCTCTCTACCGATGATTATATTTCTGTGGATTGTTCAGGTGGAGTAGTGGTCCTGAATTTTCCAAATGCTCCAGCAGCAGCAACGACGTGGGTGGTTAAAGATCGTACAGGTAACGCCTTCACAAACAATATTTCGATTACTACTCCTGGTGGAACTGTAACATTTGATGGACTCACAACTTATAAAATCATCTCAAACTATGGAGCTATTAATCTTATAGCGAACTCCACACCTACTTATGAGGTCTACTAATGGCGTATAGAAATTATGCGAATAGTGTCGGGCTCATCGTAGATCCAAATGGTCTAGGTGATTTTACAACAATTGGGGCGGCTTTGACAGCTGCGTCATCTGGTCAAACCATCTTTATCCGCCCAGGAACCTATACAGAAAACCCTACTCTCAAAGCTGGTGTGAATTTAGTCGCCTTTGAAGCTGACGCCTTCACGCCCAACGTGATCATCCTTGGAAAATGCACGGCTACTTTTGCTGGTTCATGCTCTCTTGCTGGCATCCAACTTAAAACGAACGGTGACTATGCCCTAGTAATTTCTGGGGCTTCTGTAACAAACGTTACATTGGCGAATTGCTATATTGTCGCAAACAATAATGCCATAAATTTAACCTCCAGTGGAGGGGCTTCATTAATCTTATATTATTGTCAGGGACAAATTAGAACTAATGGAGCAAACTTCTTCAACACTTCTGCTCCTGGTATAACAATTTACGGTGGATCATACACTACTGATGGGAGCACAATAGGAACTAGCGCTATTACAGGTGGAGCATTAAATATTTATGCGAGTTGTTATTTTGCATCTCCTGTGACGACAAGTAATGGAGCGAATTTCACCGCCTTCAATTCTGCCGTAACTGGGCTGATAACGATTGGGGATACGAGTACAGACTCGGAACTCTATAATTCTCTTCTATTTAATGGGTCAAACTCTTGCGTTTCAATATCCGTGGGTTCAATTTGTGTTATATCCCAGTGCACGGTTCAGTCTTCAGCTGCCAATGTCATTACAGGGGCTGGCACAGTTAAATATGGCAGTCTAGTTTTCACGGGTTCATCTTCAAATATCAATACCACAACGCAGACTCCTATTCCTTTTCCAATACCCCAAGGTGGAACAGGGGATTCTTCATTTACCGCCTACTCTGTACTCTGTGGTGGCACAACCACAACAGGAGCTTTACAAAATGTCTCCGGATTAGGAACTGCTGGTCAAGTTCTGACTTCCAATGGAGCTTCCTCTCTTCCTACATGGCAGTCTGGCGCTTCCGTGGTGGCGATCACTTCCGTAACAAATGGAGCATCGCCCTACACTGTGCTTAGTACAGATGAATTTCTTGCATGTCAGACATCTGGAGGGGTTATTACTATTAAGTTACCTAATGCTCCAACGACAGGACGTGTGATAACCATCAAAGACTCTAATGGAGCAGCGGCAACTAGCAACATTAGTATTACTACTGTAGGAGGTGCTGTCACGATTGATGGACAAACTACTTATACAATGTCAACCAACTATCAATCTATTAGCGTCATTTTCGATGGCTCAAACTACGAGGTATTCTAATGAGTTATGATGGTCCATTTCCAATAATTGTTAAAGATGGCGGCACTGGAGCTGCGACACTGACGGGCGTACTTACTGGCAATGGGACTTCTGCTATGACCGCGACCGCAATCACCCAATACAATGTATTAACCGCGGGAGCATCCAATGTTCCTAATTCAGTGGCTCCTAGCGCAACAAGTGGAGTCCCACTCATAAGTCAAGGAGCTTCAAGTCAACCAGTTTTCGGAACTACTGTTGTAGCAGGGGGGGGAACAGGCCTCGTGAGTGCAACTGCGTACGCCGTTCTTTGTGGAGGAACCACTGCTACAGGGGCTTTCCAATCTATTGCAGGTGTAGGAACATCAGGCCAAGTATTAACTAGCAATGGCGCAGGAGCTTTACCAACTTTTCAAGCGTCAGGAACCTCTAGTGTTACCATTACGGGAGATTCGGGAGGAGGTTTAACGGGTAGTAGCTTCACTTTCACAGGTGGAACGACAGGTTTGTCCTTTGGCGGTTCTGGAACCACTGAAACTTTGTCAGGTACGTTGATTGTTGCAAACGGGGGAACAGGACGTGCAACTCTAACAAATCACGGGGTTTTAGTTGGAGCAACGACATCAGCCATCACACAACTCGCAGCAGGAAGCGCAGGACAAGTCCTTCAGTCTGGAGGAGCTTCTGCTGATCCTGCTTATAGTACTGCAACTTATCCTACGGTAGCGACCACGACTGGAACAATATTAAGAGCGGATGGGACTAATTGGGTTAAAACCACTGCGACATATCCGAATACAACGACAAGCCAGCAAATTCTTTATTCAACGGCGACAAGCGTCATTGGTGAGTTAACAACGGCAAATAGCGCTATAGCTGCTACAAATAGTTCTGGAACATTAGCGATGAGGGCGTTTAGTGTCGTAATTCAATTTTTCACAGCCACCGGAACTTACACTCCTACTTCAGGGATGATCTACTGTGACATACAATGTGTAGGTGGTGGGGGTGCTGGAGGAGGGGCAGCGACGACTAATGGTGCTCAAACCAGTTCAGGAGGAGGAGGCGGTGGCGGAGAATATACAAGAGCAACTTTCAGTGCAGCTACGATTGGGGCTTCAAAGTCTGTAACAATTGGTGCTGGCGGTACTGGAGCAAGCGGTACTACTGGTGGAACTGGAGGTACTACTTCAGTCGGGTCAACATTAATTTCCGCCATAGGGGGAACCGGAGGAGCTACAGGAGCAGCATCAGCCACATCCGTTACTTCGGCTGGGGGTGCTGGAGGAACTGGAGGAACAGGCGGAACAGTGGATATTCCTGGGCAAACTGGTCTTTATGGTTATGCCGCTTTTGGATCATGGTCTACTGGAGGGAATGGAGGAAGTTCAGTCTTTGGAGGGGGAGCAGCAGGGAACATTGCCTTTGTAGGAACAACATCTACAGGAACCGCAGCAACGGTATATGGATCAGGAGGTGCAGGATGTGGAAGCGGAATTTCACAATCTGCTGTAACCGGAGGTGCTGGATTCAAAGGTATAGTTATCGTCACAGAGTATATCATCGCATAGGATAAATTATGGCATATATTAATCATTCAACTCTAACTTATCCTGCAACGAACGCGTTCCCTAACGGAATCTGGGAAGATGTTCGGAATCCCACTTCAACTGATTTCAGAAATTACGCCATTGGTGTGATCTGGATCAATGTCATGAATCAAACAGCCTATATCATGGTCAGAAGAACCAGTACGCTTGGCACATGGGTTCAGATGGCAACAGCGGGAACGGGGATTTTGACGCTGACAGATAATAATGGAGTTCCTGTCGGTCCTAACGGGGCTAACAATGTCAATCTCATTGGGGCTGGAACTCTCACCGTTGCTGGCAACATGGGGACTAACACCCTTACCATCTCTCAAAACGGAACAGTTGCAACCTCTTACGTGACAGATTTATTAGGCCCAGCTATTCCTTTAGCGGGCGTTCTCAGAGTGATTGGAGGTATTGGAGTTCAGACGTCCGGCGTCGGAAACACCCTCACTATTAATGCACAGGCTTCAGTTCCTACTAGATTTACTGCTGATACCCAATTTGCTATACCTGCTGCAAATAATTTGAATGTATTCGGTGGAGTTGGCATTGCGACATCAGGCGATACAATGTCAACATTAACAATATCAACTAAAGGTTCCGTAGCTATTCAGTACACAACTGACGATACGCTTCATGCAACGCCAGCTGGTAACAATTTAAATATCTTCGGAACAGCGGTACAGGGAATTTCAACAAATAGTGCAGGTAGTACTGTTACCATAACGGCCACAAATGCTTCCGCTGTTCAAAAAGGTGTAGCCTCTTTTAATGGAACTCAATTCACAGTAGCTGCCGGGGCTGTATCTTCCAATCCTATCACCTTAGCAAACGGCAATAATATAACTATCACAGGATCTCCAGTAAATCTCGGAGGGACAGCGACAGTCAATGTAAGCGGAACGACGAATCATTCAATCCTTTTAGGAAATGCCACAGGAAGCATCAATTCTTTAGGCGTGGCTACAAATGGTCAACTTCCTATTGGATCAACAGGGGCAGATCCTGTTCTTTCAACTCTAACGGCCGGAGCTGGAATTAACATTACAAATGGAGCTGGTACAATTACAATAACGAATACATCTGCGGCTTCTCTAACTTTTACAGAAGATTCAGGCAGCACAACGCCAACAGCTGGTGGCGTGATTTTTATTAGAGGTGGGGCCGGAATTTCTACAATGGGAAATCCACTGACCAACACTATCACTATCACAAATAATGGAGGCGCGGGCGTTAACAAGGTCATAAATCAAACATTTACATCTGGTGGAACCTATACTCCTTCCAATAACATGCTATACTGCCAAATTCAAATTCTTGGTGGAGGAGGAGCTGGTGGTGGAGCTGTTAATGCTGGAGTGGCACAGTATTCTTCTGGAGGAGGAGGAGGAGCTGGGGAATATGCTGTGGGTATTTTCACAGCGGCAGCGATCGGGGCATCTCAGGCAGTAACTATAGGAGCAGGCGGAACTGGAGTTGCTGGTGGTAACGGTAATAGCGGCGGAAACTCAAGCGTTGGAGCTCTTATATCCTCAAATGGTGGGTCTGGTGGTATATCTGGTCCTCTGAGCACTGGAGGAGGATTAATTGCTGGAGGAGGAGCCGGTGGTACCGGCGGTTCAGGAGGAAACTACAGAACTCCTGGAGCACCTGGTATTAATGGTCTTTCAGCTGCTAATGTTTCAGTATCTTATGGAGGAACAGGAGCAAGCTCTCAGTTAGGTTCTGGTGGCCTAGAAAGGCCTGGTTTCAATTCTGGGAATAATGCTTTAGGATATGGAGCTGGAGGTAACGGCGCGAATCAAGGAGCTGGCGGCGCATTAGCCGGAGGAACTGGCACAGCCGGCATCGTCGTCATTACAGAGTATACCTCTTAATCCTTCTATGTTATTCAGATTATCATGACAGTCGCAATAGGAATAGCTCTCGGATTTATGATAGGATTTTTCGTTCACATATTCATCTGGATCTCTAAAAACGCGGAATAGTTCCTTTTATCTGAAAAGGTCCTTCTGAAGAAGGTCCTGTCACTTGTAGAATTTGATCATAATAGTCGAAGCAAGCTTCACACATTTCATAAAACATCTGTCTGGAAAGTTCTGTATCTAGTTCAGATAAAAACATGCGCGACATGATCTGCCAGTAACAAACTGCATCTTCAACCTTTTCAGAGACGTATTCAAGGCAATCTTCAACATCTTCGAAACATTGATCTATTTCATCGGATTTTGTGAAGTCTTTGTTCATAACCTCTACATAGCTTACAACCCATTTGTTGGCAAATTCATCTTCTGAAGCCTCAAAAACACGCGATCTTTAAAACCTGATTCTTGATACGGAATGAGGTCGGTTACATGACCATAAGCGAAAAGAAGCCCTTTCTGAAGCATTTGAAGATCGTGTCTATTGATAAGCTCTGGAAACTTTGCCTCAACTTTCTTGGCTAGTGCCTTATTCTCCTCAATTGCGGATTTCTGAGCACTATACGGTTTTGCTTTAGACTGATCGTCTCTAATCCACTTGCGTATCACAGCTCCATGACAGGCGTATTGCTTGAAGCGTTTAGGGTTGATGTCGGCGTACTCATCAAGTCGTTCCATCATCTCTTTAACCTTGTCTACGCCAAAGTCTAGAACTAGCTGGTCGTAGCGAGATGACTCTATCCTAACTCTTTTATGGACCTCAAAAGAAGAAGAAGAAGGGGGGGGGAGAGGCGAAGCCTCCTCTCTCTTCTTTTCATTATTTAGTACCTTATTATTTAGTAGTGTCGGAGTTTCCGTGTCCGAATTCACCGCGTCCGGATTTCCAGACACAGTAAAGATTTTTTGATTTTTTGTCTCATGAATAAGATAATCAACTCCTGCGAAAATCCCCTTTTTTTTATTTTCGATTCTTTCAATATACCCATGCTCAATTCCTTCATTTACAATGGCATACAAAGTATCTTTTCCTTCTTTTAGAACCTTGGACATTTGTCTAATATGGAATTTCCAATCATCAGGTTTGGATAGGCAATATGCTAAAAATCCTTTTAATTTTAGGGAGATGTTGGGGTCCTCAAGGAATGCCTTGTTGATCATTACATAAGGATTATTTTTATCTTTGGAGACGCGAAAGATTGTCATTATCGTTCCTTTTTAGGTTGGGAAAGGAGACCCCCAAGACTATCAACTAATCATTTGAAAAGATTTCCCTTTTCAGATAATTTCAGGATTAGTTAACATACCAGACATTCTGATGTATCTGATATTCTTGATGGGAGGCCTTGGTGGGCCTCCTTTCTTTTTATGACGACATCCTAAACAAAGATCTGAATAGTAGTCCACAAGTTCCTTGATCGAACGCACATACATTGCTATACTGCGCCGAAAAAAACGGATGGATGTTTATGCTTCTTATTTTTCTTGCAACGATATGGTTTTTCTTCTTCGCTTTCATTGCGATGTCGATGGTGAATTCGCATCGCGCGCAAAAAAGATTCGAGCAATATGCTCAAGTTCTGATTGAACTTCAGAAAAATCAAATGCATCCGACTGCGAAGAAACGCGGGCCTTATAAGAAAAGAAGAAGATTAGAGCATAAAAAAAACCCGCCAGAGTGATCTAGCGGGTCAGTTTAGAAAAGGAAAATATGTTCATGCATACGGTTTATTCGTATGAATCATGTTGTATCATTTAAATCTTTTGGTTTGCAAGCAGAAATTCTCCACTTCTGACATGCAGGTTTGCGATATTGATCAAGATTGATCCCTTTTAGCTCGGGAATTGCATCATAATCAACCCTTCCTTTTGAAGGAAACCGCGTCATTTGGATACCACCTCCGATCGTATTGTGATCACCTGCCATTGCAATCAGTTTCTTTCGGAGGATTTCTTCTCGTTCTTCGATATCTTTCAAGGATTTTCCAATCTGCATCCACTCATCGGCGATGAGATTCCACTCAAAATCTTCGCGGATTGCATAGTCTTTCTCCATCATCTTCGGCGGTTCAAGCGTCTGCATGCACTTATAGAAAGCTTCTTCTTTCTCGATAATCATAGAGGCCCTATCAGCTTCTATTGAAGTCTCGACTATGACGCCTTTTTCACCATCAAAGCTAAAGTAGATCGCCTTTAATGCACCTGATACGATGAGCTGATGTTGAACTTGAGATTTATAATGGTCAGGGATTTTCCCATTAACAGCTATCTCATGAATGTCCATATTGGTTGGACATTTGATTTCAACAATGATAGAACCGTCAAAGGTGATCCCGTCAAGACTTGCCATCTGCCAGTCTCTTTCAGGATGAACCATCACCTTCGGCATCACATGAAGTCCTGTCATTTTCTCGAATACAGATCGCGCAGCAGGCTCCAGTGCAGTTCCCCGTGCCATCGCCCTATTCTGTTCAGCGGGTTTGTTATAGATTTTCTTTTCCCATAACTGGTAGGGGGTATCCCATGGAGACTCCCCCATGATAGCAGGCGCATCACTTGCGCCGATTTTATTACGGCGAAACTCCAACCATTCAGGTGTATTTTGTTCCATTCTTCCCCTCATTTTTGATGTGGTTCTCAATTGCTTTCATGGCACCTTGATACTTAGACATCGGAAGATCAGAGATGACCTCGATTTCAGCCCAATCCATGAGCTTATTCTTCAGATCTAAGCGTTCTTGCAAGAGAGACTCCATCTCTTCAGCTTGCGCAGATGAAATCAACGGGTGAGTTTGTTCAACATGAGAAACTGGAGCTGCCGCAGGTGTAGTTGATTGGGACATCTCTTCAGATGTATATAGACCAGAGAGATCAGCTGGAAAAGCTTTTCTCAAAGCTAAAGACTCAGCACACTTAGCTAACATTACGTGAGGCATTCTTTCCCAAAATTGGGTAACTTTTCCCTCTTTTGTCTTTTGGACATACTCGGCGTAGAAAGCGGTCGCAGCCACTTCATGCCAGGTTCCATCCATAGTCATCTTCTTGACGTAGGTGGTGGCAGAAACAAGCTCTCCATCTTCGTCATAGATGTGAGTTGCCTCTTTTCCAGGGCAATAACGGCCTGTTCTTTCTGCGATCAAGCGAAATCCATCAATAGATGTTTGGCAAGTCATGACTTCTTTTTTTTCAGCACTTGACCATCTCTTAACCGGATAGATCTGCTTCATCATCGGATCTAATCCCGTCTTTTTGCAGACGTGGAGAAAGAGTTCAACTTCGTCATTAGAGCATCCCTTAAAAAAGACGCTTTTGATTAGATCTTTCTTTGAATCGAGATCGTTGTGATTCTCATCATGTTTTTGCAGTGTACTCATTGTAGCTCCTCTCTTCTTGTTCAATAGCATTAAAGTAGGCATCTTCGCCGTCATAGTCTTCCTCTTGTGGTAGATCTAATTGATAGGGGCCGTCTAGCCACCATTCGTCTTTCATACAAAGCCCTAAAGTATTTATTACTAGGTTGTCTGTTAAAAGTCGAAGTTTGGCAATTGGGGATAGATTTTCTCTTTTCAGAAAATCAAGGTTGGGGGTATCTTCTCGCATAGGCATCATATATACATCCATATTTATCGATTGCTTTCCCCTCGTTTGCGCGAGGGGTTTTTCATTTACGACCTGAGTATACGAAAAATGGCTATTTACTGTCAACTCCATAGTGAGATATACTGTACATTATGAAATTAAAAGAGTTTTTTTATGGACTCCAAGAGGACTACGACATCTCAGCTTACGAGTTTTGCCTTATGAAAAAGCTCACCTATAACACCATCAAGAGGTATTTAGAGGGAGAAAATCCCACCCTCGGAGTAGCGAAGAAAATCATCAAAGCTACAGGAGGAAAGGTTACCTTAAAAGACCTAGGTTTTAATTCGACCACAAAAGATTAATTTTTTAATCCCTAGAGGGGAAAAAGTTAATTTTGTAAATCATTAGACAAAAAAATCACGCCTGCTGTAAAAAAAAATACAGAGGTTGCATGATTCAACTCCAGCTCGATTGTGAGCCTACTTCTTGGTCAGCCCCGCTCAAGGGGAAAAATGGATTTTATGATAAAAAATCCAAACAGAAAGAATTCGCACGTTGGCAAATTCTAGGGCAATATCGCGATCAACCTCTTTCGGGTTTTGTTATTCTCGAATTTGTCTTTTTTATTCCTATTCCTAAATCTACTTCTAAAGTTAAACGCGATCAAATGCTCCGTCGTCTAATACTCCCCACTTCCCCCGACACCACCAACATGCAAAAGTTCTATGAAGATTGTCTTCAGGGCATCGTTATTGAAAACGATCGCTATGCAAATAAAATTTGCTCTGTTAGATATTTTTCAGAGAAGCCAGGAGTTTTGATACAAGTCAAAAGCTGGCACGATGAAAATGGAAAAGTAAAAGAAACACCACAAACAAATTGGATAAAAGTATGATGACACAAAATGCTCTGATAAAAGTCACAGATTACGATATGAAACTGGCGACATTCGCTATTCAGTTCTCAATCGAAGCTTCTTTAATGAGTCCCAAAGTTCAAGAACTTGCAAATGAATTACTCGCTTTCGCAACTAAATTCGGCCGCTGTTCACAAGAATGTCGTGAAGAAGGGTTTAAAGTGGAGTCTATCAATGCCGCTAGCTAA